GAGTTGTTCTTGGTCGTGGCGAGGTTTATAAATTTCAATCGGTAGAAGTAATTGAAAAAACAATAGGTTCTAAAACCGATTATTCAACTTGTGGAGATCCCGAATGGGAAAGTTTGCAACAAGCATTATCAGATATTAAAGATGCTATTAAAAATCGTGAAGCATTTCTTGGTGCAATTACATCGCCAACTACAATCGTAACAACCGATGGAGAAATCATTACAATAAATCCACCAATCAAGTCGGGTAGGCTTGGTTTATCTTTAACAATTAAATAACTATATTTGTAAATTAAATTTTAAACAATGTCAGAAGAAAAAAAAGAAAGCTGGGGCGCCTGGAAAAAGCAAACTCCAAAAGGAGAAGTGATTAATTTCACTTTGGAAGGAAAACGCTACTCAATGTGGGCGAACTCCTACAAGAAAGAAGAAAAACAACCCGACTACAAAATCTATTTAAACGATTATGTAGCACCAACAACAAACAATGATTTAGAACCGAAGGCAACGGACTTGCCATTTTAATTATGACTTACGAAGAAGCAGTACAAGTGCTGGTTAATGCAGTAGCAGTAGCACAAAACAAAGGAGCATTTACTTTAGGCGATGCAAAAGTGGTTATTCAAGCACTTGAAATTGTAAAACCCGAACTATTTGAACCACAAGTAGAGAACGTAGAAGAAATGTAAAACAATGGGTGGTGTAATAGCCACCCTTTTTTTAAACCATTATGCAAGAAACAACAAAAGATTTGTGCTATTATGCAGCACAACTATACCACACCGATAGAGTACCTTCGGATATTATTTACGATAGGATATTAAATAGTAAATCAAGGCTAAAAGAGGTCGCACAAGCGAAGCAATTAGTTGGATATATATTATATAATCATTTAGGATTTACGCTTCAACAGGTAGCCTATGAATTGAATTTAACAAATCATTCAACCATTATCTATTGGCTGGATAAAATACAAGTTCAACTTCGCACCAATCGAAGAATGCAATACCGATATGATTATATGAAAGACGTATTGCGTGGCGAACAAAAAGAAATCATTAGGCAATCAACAAGTGTTCCAAATAAAAACGAATTGAGTGAAGCAGATATGCAGTTTATGAAATCAAACTTCAATAATGGATATAGTGTTTCGTATTACGCTGATGTTCTTCGAAAGAATAGACAACCTATAAAATCATACTTACGATTTTTATTAAAGGAAATTAGTATATTTAGCGCCCCGAAAGTAGATAGGTTTAGAACTTCGGGATTTAAATCACAATCAATAGATTACTAAAATGAAAAAAACTTACTACTTCCAACACGATTTTGAAGCCATTAGCGATCCTAAAATTCAATTTATCTTGGCAAAATTTGGTGGCATTGGATATGGCCTTTGGTGGCGTATCGTAGAAATGCTGCACCAAGAAGATGAAAATAAACTCCAACATAAGGAATACTTATATTTTGCATTGGCTAATCAATTACAATGCGAACAAGGTTTAGTTAAATCTTTTATTCAATCGTGTATAGAAGATGTTGAACTTCTTGATAGTGATGGAGAATACTTTTGGAGTGAACGAGTTCTAAAGAATGTTGGCAAAATGCAAGAGTTAAAAGAAAAGCGTTCTGAAGCTGGAAAAGAAAGTGCTAAAAAGCGTATTGAAAATCAACAAGTTACAACAAGTGTTGAACAAGTGCTAACAAGTGTTGAACAAATGCCAACAAAAGAAAACAAAATAAAAGAAAATACTATATATAAACCATCTATTGATGAAGTTGAAAAATACTTTATTGATAATGGATATAGTTATGCAGGTGCAAGAAATGCTTGGAGTTATTACGAAGCAGGTAATTGGTGTGATAGTAAAGGCAATAAGGTTAAGAATTGGAAACAAAAGATGCGTGGTGTTTGGTTTCGTGATGAATACAAGATTAATAAACCAACAAGTGCAAACTTCTCTTTACCTATAAACTAATGAAAAAGGAAATAGCAAAAGAACTTCAAGCGTTTGCAAAAGTAGTTGAGGAACGCTTTAGTAAAACCGATAGAGAAATGAACTTTAACAATGAGCAATTTAAGATTGAAAAGATAATACCATCAAGCGACCATACTGCTTCGGTAGTATTTAAGAAAACTTCTGGTAAATTAGGAGTTGCATTTTTCTACTATCAACCTAACGGAGCTGGAAAAGGTTGGAAATACTTTTTTCCTACCGATAGCCACATAACAGGTATGAGAGCATTTGAGTATCACAAATTAAATGCTGAAGAATTTAACTTTGATAAAAACTTTTAATATGAAGATACTTAACTTATATGCTTGTCTTGGTGGTAATAGATATAAATGGGGAGATGAACACGAAATAGTAGCAGTTGAACTTGATGAAGAATTAGCATTACTATATCAAGAAAGATTTCCAAATGATAAAGTTGTTATAGCAGATGCACACCAATATTTATTAGATCATTATAAAGAGTTTGATTTTATATGGAGCAGTCCACCTTGCCCAAGTCATTCAAGAGCAAGGTTTGCAAGAAGAAATACAACAACACCCGAATATCCCGATATGATGCTTTATCAAGAGATACTTTTTTTAGACAACTGGTTTGATGGAAAGTATTGCGTTGAAAATGTTATTCCATATTATGAGCCATTGATAGCAGGAAAGAAAATAGGAAGACATATATATTGGACAAATTTCAGATTACCTAATGAATTAAATGAAAGAAAATGCAATATAATGGAAGGAGAAGATGAGGTTAGTAGATATTGTGAATATCACGAATACGATTTTAGGAAATATAAAGGAGAACAAAGAACTGATAAGATAGCAAGAAACCTTGTTGATTTTGAAGCTGGAAAAACAATACTTGATACTGCACTTGGTATAGTAAGTAAATCCAATACAAGTCAAGTTAAATTATTTTAATATATTTGTAAAAACCAAAAACAAAATGATAAAAAAACTAACTGATTTCGAGAATGAAATTTTGGCATTTCATAAACAAGGTATTCAAAAAGGCGACTATTGTGGCTTCGATACTCTTGATGAATACTACACAAGGAAAGCTGGTAGTATGACATTCATACTTGCTTCTCCACATTCGGGTAAAACTGAATTTAACTTGGAACTATTGTTAAACCTTTCTTTGCTTTACAATCAAAGGCATATTATTTTTACACCCGAAACAGGCGACTATAAAGACATTGCTAAAGAACTTGTTTCAAAATATTGTAAGAAGCAATTTTTTGCAAGTGATTTCGAGCATTGCACCGAAGCAGATATTTACAATGCTATAAACTTCCTATCTGATAAATTCTTTATTGTTGATAATGATGAGAATAGCTTTACGTTTGACGATATTATAAACCAAACAAAGCAGTTTGAACTTGATAATAAAGTTAAGATAGACAATATACTATTTGATCCTTACAATGAGATTAAACACGATATGAAAAATTATGCAGGAAGGCAAGATTTATATATTGAAGATGCTATTGGGAAGTTAAGACGCTATGCAAAGAAAGAGAATAAACACATCTTTATTTGTATGCACCCACAAGACCAAGCACCAATAACGGAGAATGGAATTACTTTCTATCCACCACCACACCCAAGACAATCAGCAGGTGGCCAATCATTCTTTCGTAAGGCAATGGCATTCATAATTCTTTGGCGACCACCAAAAGGATTTATTGATAACGAAACACAACAACCATACGAGGATAATGAAACACAAATACACATTGCGAAGGCTAAACCGAAAGGAAGTGCTAAACTTGGTAAGTGCAAACTATATTTTGATTGGAGAAAAAATAGATTTTACGAACGTAAAGACGATGGAATTTATTTTGGGTTAGAAGCAAAAGCAAAGCGTGAACGTAACGTAGATGCTGGAAACTTGGAATTATCAGTATTAAAAAATACATTTGGAAAAGAATTTAACGAAGCACCTTTTTAATATGAAACGAGTAATTAATTTTAGTGGTGGTAAAACATCGGCATTGATGACTATACTACTTAAACCAACCGAAGACGATATTGTTCTTTTTACTGATACACAAAGGGAACACCCATTAACTTATAAATTCATTGATGACTTTGAAAAGAATGAAGGTATTAAGGTTACAAGAATATCTTATGATGGGGGATTTGATGCTTATGTAAGAAAGGTTAAATTTTTGCCTAATCAAGCAATGAGAATTTGTACTTCTGAATTGAAGATAAAAACTGCAAAGAGATATTTGCGTTCAATAGGAATACAAACTTTTGAGAGTTATATAGGATTTAGAGCAGATGAAGAAAGAAGGGTTAAGGGATATACACAATTTCATAAAAAGGTTATACCTAAATTTCCATTATATGAACAGGGTATAACTAAAGCAGATGTTCAGCAATATTGGTTAAGCAAACCTTATACATTAGATGTACCACCAATTCTTGGTAATTGTGATTTATGTTTTTTAAAAGGTAAGAATGCTATTATATCTATATTACAACATTATCCCGAATTGGCTGATAAATGGATTGCAGATGAAAATGAAATAGGTGCAACATACTTTAAAGGTATTAGCTACGAACAAATGCTTGATATGGCACAAAGACAATTATCTTTGTTTGATTTAAATAAACAATTACCTGCATACTCTTGTAGCTGCACAACATTTTAATTATGAGCAATTATAAGAACCACTTAAACAATCTACAAAGCCAACTCGAAGGGTTAAGGTATTTCCAAGAGGAACGATTGCGTTTACTAATGCTTGGAATTGATTTACAAATTATTAATCGTGATTTAGAAGATTTGAAAGGGTACGATGAAACCATTGATAAGGCATCTGCACTAACTACAAAAGCAAAGGAGTTACACGATACTATGTTTGCACGTTATGAAGCAGCGACAATGCAACTTGATATTATCAGAAACGAAGCACTTGCTTTATGTGAATATACAAGGGATTTAGAGAAGCAAATTGAAGCGCACAAAGAATTATAATGAAGAACTCTGAAGATATAGTACAACTTGCAGTTGTAAACTACCTGCGTTTAAAATATCCGAAGGTAAGGTTTATGGCTAACTATCTTTCGGGTGCAAGGCTTTCAATATATTTGGCAAAAAAAGCAAAAGCACTTGGACAAGCTGGTCAAGGAACACCCGATTTATTCATATTTTTCAACAATGGAAAATACACTTCATTGGCAATAGAACTGAAAGCGCCTGGTAAAACACCCTTTAAAAAAGATGGAGTGTTGAAAACCGATGAGCATTTGAATAAACAAAATGACTATATATGTTATCTAAATACTATTGGCTTTTATGCTACGTTCTGCGTTGGCATTGATCAAGCGATAAGTACAATAGATAGATATATGGCAAATGAACTCGAATAAATTAATAGCCGAGTATTACGAGAATAAAGAATTAGTTACTTTCTTTAAGAATATAGCTAATGAATGGTGGGAAGAATTACGCCAAGATGTGTTTTTAACTATATGCGAATATGATAAAGACACGATATTGGAAATGCAATCTAAAAAATACCTTAAATTCTTCATCATTCGTATTGCTTTAAACCAATTCAGAAGCAAAACATCTAAATTTTATTACCAAAACTTCAAGAATAATAACGTAGGCATTGCATTAGTAGATGATGAAACGATTGAAAATGCTGATGCTATATTATATTCTAACTTTTTATACGAAGTTCAAGGCAAAACTGCTTACGATATTGTAGAAGCAAAGATAGTTTCTGCTGAAAATTCAATAGATAAACTCCGATACTTTGAACGTGAGATACTAAAATTATATTTACAATTAGGTACTTATAAAAAAGTTTCCGAAGATACAGGTATTCCTATTCGAACAATCGCCAACGGAGTAAAGAACGCAATTCAAAACGTAAAATTAAATATCAAAGAAAATGAGTAGTATTTTATTCTTAATTATCGGTAGTGCCTGTGTAGGTTTTTCATTTGCCGAAGTATCTATGTTGCCACAAGCATTCTCAAAGTGGTTGCTGGAAAAGTTTAATATTGGAAAAGATGTAAAAGGTTATCAATACATAAAAGTACCTTATCGTTTAAAACCATTCGATTGTGGTTATTGCCTATCGTTTTGGGTAGGTTTAATATCTGCTTATGATTTTAGCCAAGAATTTATATTTTCTATTATGATTGGCTTCGCTGCTTCAATCGTGGCCATCTTACTTAAAAAATACTTATAATGGAATATTTAGAAAAAGCAATTTTAGAAAAGTACAAAGAGCATTGGTACACTTTGCGTGATGCTGGGTTTATTAAGAACCTAAATAAAGAAAGCGTTGAAGAATTAGAAAGTGCATATAAGAAAATTATTGATCCTAACTTCTTTGTAAACAAATGGTGTATGTCTTGCGTAGCAGAAATGATGCGCATTTTATACGTTGTTACTAAATTTGATGAGCAAGTTGTACAAGATGTTGTACAAGAAGAACCACCGATTATTGAACAACCTAAACCACAACCAAAAAAACGTGGTCGTAAACCTAAAAAATAATGCCTGTATTCAAATGTTCTAATGGCAAATGGCGAGTAGGAAACTCGGATTGCATATACGATACAAAAACAAAAGCCGAAAAAGTTTGGAAAGCATTACTTTCGAAAGGTATTTATTTTTCTTCAATCGTTTCTTTTGATTTTGACGATACACTTACACGACCTAAATATCAAGACATTGCAAAGCGATTGATTAATAATGGTGTTGAAGTGCATATTGTAACACGAAGACAAGAAAGTGCAAATGCAGAAGTATTTAAACTTGCTGAAGAACTTGGAATACTACGAAGCAATATTCACTTTACTAATGGAAAGATGAAATGGGAATACTTGAAGCGTTCAAATATCCAAGAACATTACGATAATAACAAAGACGAGATAGATTTAATCAATAGCAATACCGAAGTAAAAGGTATATGGGCGCAATAAACATTAATGCACTTCAAGAAATACAAGCACTTATAGAAGTTCTACGAGAGCTGGAAGATATTGATATGCTTGGGAATGGTATAAGCATTAAGATTAAAATATTAAATAGAATAAATAGTTTACTTGATACGCTATAATGGATATTACACTAATCAAACCAAACCCAACTAATCCAAGAGTAATACGAGATGCTAAATTCAAGCAACTTGTAAGATCTATTCAAGAGTTTCCCGAAATGCTTGAGTTAAGACCTATTGTAGTTAATGAAGATATGATAACACTTGGTGGTAATATGCGACTTCGTGCTTGTATTGAAGCTGGTCTTACCGATGTGAATGTTGTTATAGCAAAAGGATTAACTGAAGAACAACAACAAGAGTTCATAATAAAAGATAATGTAGGATTTGGAGAATGGGATTGGGACGATTT